GGATCAAGGCCGTAAGAGACAAAAAGCTCGGCTTCGGTTGTTTCTTCGGCTTTTAATCGCACATGCTCAAGGATATGCTTGTGCAAAGTCATTGCTGCCATGGGTTGAGCCTGCAACATAGGCGATAAACCCATCATCAAGTGTGATGCAATGTGCGCATCGTGCTGTTGGCCCGCAAACGCCTTCAATTCCATCGTATCCAACACGTCTGCGTTCTCTTGCGCAGGATCCTTGGGCATTTGAGTGCGCTGCGGCTTCAAAATGCTGTCGATATCGCGCACATTCATCGCAGAATATACTCGATAATAAGCTTCATACAAATTATGCATCTGAGGGGCCGACTGAGCCATCTGCAATTGCATTTGCGCCAGTGTTAAACGCTGAGCTGATGAGAAAATGTTGGGATCTGAAACCGGTTGCACGGCAACAAGGTTGTTGAAATCCGCTTTCTTGATTTTTCTTGACGCTCCAGGCACGTCATAAGGGTATTCATCGGGTAAATACTGCCCAAAGCCCTGGGCCAAGAGCTCAAATTCTTCTTTCAACGCGTAGTGCAGCCGTTTGTGGATGGCCGACATGACCTGCGTGCCGCGTTCAAGCAGTGCAAGGGTCGTTCCGACCTGCGCCATCTGGTTGCCTTCGCCTACTTGCATGTCAGCGATGCTTGCCAAGCGTCTTCCGGCATCCACACAAAAGCCAAGCAGGGCAAAAAGCGTCTGCGAGGGCTCTTTATAAGGCAAAGGCAGCATGTTTTGCTGCAATTCCGCCCCACCCACGTCAATATCGCGCCATTCTCCGGGCTGAATCGGATTATCCTGGTCCGCGATCCTTGCGCCTTTGGCCTTAAAGCCCGCTGGAAGGTTAGAAAGCGTCCCCGCATCCAACAATTGACGCAGTGCAGAGGTTGCCGTCTTGGAAAGGCCACCAATTAAATGCACAAAACCCAAGCCGTACGACCCAAGGCCCTCGATTAAGACGTAATGCACAAAATAATTACGCCGATTCTTGCGCTCGTCGTCCTCTTTCCAGTTCCTACGCACGCCAATGACGCGTTTTGTAGCTTCATCCAACGTAATCACATACGGCAGCTTGATCCCCGTGGGCTCTCCCTTGTCATCTTTGTCCTCGAACCCTGGTAAATCGTAGTCCACCTGGAATTCAAGCAAAAAAATCTCTTCCGGTGCGCCTGTTTCCACGACACCCGTCTGCTTATCGACCTGATAACGAATCTGACTTGCATCTGAAGGGTAGAGTTCACCCTCAACAATGACATCCAAGTACTCGCCTGCGACCACGCGCTTGCGATATTCGTTGGAATCCATCGCAATACGGTGCGTGATCCGTGGGCATTGGCTCATGACGCTTGATCCGTAATACGGAATAAACACGTCGTCTGCCAAAACAAGCTTGGAAACCATCCGCCCAAGCTGCTCGTCGTAGTAAACCTTCTTAAATACCGACCCGCCGTAGCCCAAATAGAACATCGCCTGATCAAACTCGGGCGTATATTCCTTCATGACCGTGGTGATCTGGTAATTCATGAAGTCCTGCACGCGTCCAGCCTGCTGGAACTTGTCCAAGGTCTCTTTGCCCAGGATCTCCGTGCGCACAGGACCGCCCGCTGGCATCAATTCCTTGGTCGCTTGGGCCTGAAACTGGACCACGGCCTCCATCAACAAGGGGTGAGTCGCCGCTGCCGCACCTCGAAAGGGCTTGGTGCGCTCTTGAAAGTTCATGCCTAAGAGCTCAAGGCCCTTGGCATAGGTCTGCTCCCAGTCAGAACGGCTTGACTTATCCGCTTCAAAGAAGGCCGAGAGGTCTATAGCGATCTTGGATAACGTGTCCTCGTCCACGACTTCTGCCAGATTGGCATAGAAATCCACCTCGTTATCGTCTTCTTCCCCGATTTCGACCGTCGCTCCACCGTCCTCATCAAGAATAATCTCAATTTCAGGCATATTCTCCTGATCGATCTCGATCGATGTGGCAGGGGCTTCGTAGAGGGATTTGTCGATGGGCATGCTAGGTCCTTGGATCAAGCGTGAGCTTTGATGAATGCTGTTGTTTTGTCAACGGGGCCACCGCGTTTGTAACCGTAAGCCTTGTATTTACGCAAAAGCTCAGTAAGTTCCTCTTGTGTAACGTACTGAGGGATCGTAGCGTTTTCTGCCTTCATTGCCGCAGCTAGATCGCTGCCTCGATCAATGGCAAATAAATTCGCGTTTAGTAAGTCTTTTACTTCCGACCAATTGCCGCTGCGCACAAAGTCTTGAACAAATGGAAGAAATTCTTTTTTTATTGCCTTATTGCCCTCTCCCTTGATTTGAGTAATCATTGCTGGACGACTTTCAATAACGCGATTCATCGCCTCATCGTATGCAATTCGACCTTCCGGGCCTTGGAGTTTGCTAGACCCAGGCTGAAACCGCTCCATCTCGGCAACGATTGCCTTATTATCCAAAGGTGTGGATATGTCATGTTTTACTTCGATGGTTGCATGCGACTGTCCTTTTGCGTCGCGCAGTGAATATACCTTAGCTTCACCGCTTTGTATCGCCCCCCAACCTCCCAGGCCGTAAAAGGGGTTTCCTCCCTTTTCCGGAGGTTCGTAGCCGCGTACCGAATGACCCATGGCATCCGACTCAGCAGCAAACTGCCCAGGTTTATTAAGCTGGATCCAACGATACTTCTGTTCTGGATAAGCCTTGTAAAGATCGGCTTTGTTCGTTTCCTCGATGGCAAGCGCTTTTTTATTGTTGATCCGCCAATTATTAATCTTGGCTACACGCTCAACGGCCTGCGGTACGGTCATTTTCTCAAGGTCTTTGGGCTGTACACGCAACGCATCGGGCAGGTTCGATTGCGGGCTCATGGCGTTGGTTAACTCATCAACAAGATGGTCAAAGCCTAGCCCAGATGTAATATCCGAATTTAACTTCATGCCATAAACTGGCGTGTCTGGCGCTACTTTTCTCAACCAAGGATTCCTTTCCATCTCACTTTTAATTGGAAAGAATACCGCAGCATCATCGGGTTGTATGCTCAGATCTGCAAGCGTCTCCCAGTCTTTGGCGAGATTAGACTTGCCCAGGCCTTCTGGTGGATATTTGGCACCCTCTCTGTTTAACTTCAACAAACGCATTCGAGCTTCCTCGTACCCACCTAAAGATCTAGGAACGTCTTGATTTTGCGTGTCAAAGTGCAATATATCTCTTTCCGCCAGCGCCCGAACGGGATCCTCGGGGGTGGCCATTTCGTTCTTGACATACTTCGTAAGCTTGGTGTCAATCCACTTGTTAATTGCTGCCGCAGGCTTTAACTCAGCGTAGGCCCTTTCGACCTGAGCCAAGGACTCTGGGCTAAGTCTTGCCATAGCCTCCGGCGTATAAGTCGCATTCATTTCCGCGAGTACTTGATCAGCTGGCAGACCACGAGCGCCAGCGGTTCTTTTGAGCGGCTTCAGCGCTTGCTCAGCCGAGAAAAGTCCAGCAAGCCAATTTCCACCCTTGGGCTTGATGACCCCTGCTCCACCTAGAGCCGCTAGTGCGGTTGCTGCATCCCCGGCCATACCAGCAACCTTAGCGGGCATGACTCCTGAACCAACCGCTTGTCCTGTGCGATAGCCTTCGCCTCCAGGAATAATGGGCGTTGCACCAAGCACGCCTCGGGGCATGTCCGCAAATTCTTTAAGCAGCTCTATTCCCCGCTGATCTTCGCCATACCCTTTTAACTGCGAAGCCCGCAAGCCTTTAGTAAACCCAGTACGCTGGGGCGGTTGTTTCGAAGCATCGAGCCGATTGAGCATGCGCTGCGATTCGCTGCGGATCTCTTCGCGCTCGTCAATGACACTAGGAACTTCGTCGGGGTTGGGGGAGCCTTGGGCGAACTTGGCAACAGGACGATCCTTTTGACCAATACGTCCTAGATTAATAAGAACATCGCGACCCGTTCCAGGAGGAATCTTTTCTCCTGCGTACTCCCGGATCATGCCGTAAGGCCCAAATGCACCATAGTCCCCGGTCCGTGCCTCACGCATATCTTGCAACATGGGCGGATTAAAATCATACTTATCGACGACCTGTAGGTTACCTTTAGGATCCGTCCTATAAGAAAACCGCCCTAGCGTGGTCTGTATATTGCCTAGTGGATCACCCATGGAAAAAAGACTTGGGGTAAAGGACATAGGCATGGGACCATCTTTGCTCAGCTTTTGAGCTAAGGCAACATAGTCCCCGTAGGTAATCGATCCCTTATCCGATCCTTTAAGTGCAATAAGCTGACGGATAGCGTCCAACTCCTCGGGCTTAAAGTTCTTCTCAGTAATCGGTGTTTTTACCCCTTGCGCCGTTTCCAAAAGGGTTCGCCCCGATGTTGGAAACCACTCAGGATTGAGCTTTTGAGCGATGAAATCCACCACACGGTTCATGCCCGTGACTTCCGGGGCCTTGTCCTTGGGTGATGTTTCACGTGAAACATCTCCACCGTTGGATTTTTTTACGATAAACTCCTCGGTGCTTGCCTCACCGCCCGCGTTTTTCTTAAGGGGTTTTTTCATGGATGCTATGGTGGGGGTTGGTCGTTACTTGTTCCACCCGTTACGGTGTCAGTGGCTGTCTTGGTGGTGTCAGTAGCAGGTGCGGCGGCTACAGTGGTACGGTCCGCGACCAAAGCGTCCGCAGCGGCGGCTACCTTACTGGGGTCAACCGGATCGCCAAAGGCCCCTGCCCGCGCCTGATTCATGAGTCGATAGTACTCCGGCGTGGTAATCTTCTTACCAGCAAGACCTGAAGAAAGGGCAAGTAATAGCTTCCTTCTTGCCTCAGCGTTCAAGGAACTGGCTGAGCCTGCGGTCGTGTAGGTATTCGTTGCTGCATTGTAATCCGGCTGCTCGCCTTCCCCGTACTGCACATTCAAGAGCGTACGCGGACGGGATGTCACCACGGGGGGCGTCCAACTTAGCCCACTGCCCGTGGAGCTTTGAATTGAGGCGGCGGGCGCGTAAGTAAAGGACCGTGTCACAGGGTCCCAGGTCCGTTGCGAACTAGCACGGAACTTTGCATCAACTGCTGGGACGTTGATCGCGGACACGGCTCTTTCTTTACTATCCGGCAACTTAATGCCTTCAACAAGCTCATCAAGCGTAGGATAAGGACCAATTGAAGGTGGAAGCGGAGTGAGTGTCGGGGAAAGTGTTTTTGGATCAGGGACTTTCTGCTGTGCGTTATAAAGGGATAAGACAAAGTTGTAAATATTCCCTGCTTGCGTAGCCAACGGTGAAAGCGTGCTGTTAGTTGAAGCCCTGCCTGAAAGATGTATGTACTGGTTTAAGTAATCTTGTAGCAACGATCTTGTTATTGAGGTATCAGCATTTGGCAACCCAAGATACCCTGGGGCTGATTGGTACTTTACGCTGTTATCCCCGTATGTCGCCATCCGGTCAAATGGGTTGTAGTACGCCCCTAAGTTCTGAGCAGCAAGATAAAGGTCTGCCCCTGTGGCGTTTGGAGCGCCTGCAATATAATTGTTAAACGCTGTTGTGAACTGGTTAAACGTTGCATTCGGTGCATTAGGGGTTCGATAACTATATCCCCCATAAGTAAAGGTTTTGGAGAACGGGTCGTAATTAACGCCTAAGTCTGTAGCCCTATTAACGAGTGTTTCGCCCGTCAGATTTTTACCCCCCGTTACAAGACCACCGACAATGCCTTGAAACTCACGCTCCGTAGGCGTGGGTGCAGTGGCCGCTGTGTAGGATAAGTCACCTCGTGTAACAGTCTGTGTAAACGGGTTATATGTAGCACCAATGCTTGAAGCCGCTTGTGATGCCGTGGTGGCGGATACTCCGGGTGTTGCAGCTAGATACGCATCAACATCGCTTTGAAACTCTTGTTGTGTTACATCCGGAAGCGCAGCATTTCTATAAGTAAACCCGCCAAAAGTCACTGTGTCAGTGTAAGGATCAAATGTGCCACCGACACTTGACGCCGCCTCACGGGCTTGCGTTGCAGTCAGCCCAGGTGTTGATTGCGTATATCGATCGACAAAAGTCCCTAGTTCTTGGTTGCTGGCAATCTTTGGGGCATTGGCCGCTGTATAAGAAACATCACCAAACGAAACAGTCTGGTTAAACGGGTTATAGAAGCCTCCTATGCTTGTTGCCGCTTGCGCCGCTTGCGTAGCACTCACCTTAGGGTTGGCTGTAAGGTAATCGTTGACAATGTACGAAAGCTGGCTTTGTGTAGGACCAGGGGCTTTTGGAGCATCAAAGCTAAACCCACCAATGCTCGTTACGCCTGTAAAGGGGTCATAGGTACCCCCTACACTTTTTGCTGCGGCTGCGGCTTCTTCTCCCGTGGCATTTGGATTAGCTGCAAGCCAATCCTTCACCGCAGTTTCAACAGAACTTTGCGTCCAAGGGTTACTGCCCTCTGCAAACCGCTGAACAGGTATCGCGTCTAACATACGCCGAGAGGCAGTAATCTCGCCACCTTGAGCCTTTCTCACCAAACCAGGAATCGCCGTCCCATAACCCGTGGACTGGTAACCCGTGGCAATAGACCCTGTGGGGTCACTCGCTGCGCCCTGCAATAATGTCCGTCGAACAGGGCTAATGGTCCGAGGTGCATTGATCCCGGTCATGTCTACCGTCCTTGGTTGAATCATTGGTTGTCCTTGGGCCGTGGCCGGTGCAGCATCTCCCGTGTACCTACCTGTTACTTGAGCCATCGGAATGGCAGAAGGCATCTGCTCCTGGGACAACGCGGCATACCGCATTCTTGAAGATGGAAGCGAAAAAACCTGCCGAGAGGCAATACCTCCTTGAGCCATTTTTACAATCCCGTACTTACCTTCAAGGGGAAATGCCCCTTGCCCTGCGCCCGTTGACGGGCTTCGTGCATTAAAGGCGCTTCCTCCAGGGTAACTAGGGGGAGGCTGGAATGACTGTTGCATGGGCATTTGAAACGATTGCGGCATTTGAAACGATTGCGGCATTTGAAACGATTGCGGCATTTGAAACGATTGCGGCATTTGAAACGATTGCGGCATTTGAAACGATTGCGGCATTTGCTGCATTTGCAACATAGGGCTGGCCTGTTGCATGAGCACCTGAGGCATGGCCAACGATGCCCGCGTGTTCATTGCCCCGCCAAAAGGAGAAGAAGGAGCTTTAGCCATTGCTGATTGCGTAGGGGCGGAGACCATGCCCTGCAACTGCATCATCTCCTGTTCTATTTGCCGACGAGCTGTTGCGTCAGCTATTTGTTGCTCAGCTGTCAAACCTGGACCCCGGTAGTCCATGGTCATGGCATTTGGTGACGGCATCCGTTCAGGCCTGCTTCCAAAATTATTTAAATAGTCAAAAATATTGTTTGATGTCGTCATGACTTCCCCTGGCCAGGGTTATTCGATACGCGGCATTATGAGCTTAGTAGTACTCAAACTCAAGCTGCGTGACGGGGTCATCCGCTTCGTCATCATCCAAGGCCACAAAATTCCCCGCACGAAAACGCATAATCGCTTGCACCGTGCTATCCACAAGATCGTCCGAGTCGCCCTTGGGGAACGCCGCACACTCCTCAATCAACTCTTCAGCCCACTTCGTCTCCGGGGCCCAGACCATCCCAGACTCAAACACAGGCGCTACTGCATTGGCCCTGGATATCTTATCCTGGCCCGCCCTTCGTCCACCTGGATTGTACATCGTCACAGGAATCCCAACACGCCTTAACTCCTGCTGCAACGTAATCCCCGTTGCCTTGCCCTCAATCAACACATTATCCGGTCGCCAATGATCGTACTGCGCCTTGGCAACCCGCTTTAACTCCGGAAAGTCCCAGCGGCCTTTTTTAACATCGAGGAGAATAATGGCAGGTCCGTCGTCCGCGCTGGGACGGAATACACCCCAGGTGGTGATTGCTGAAAAGTCAGCTGTCTCTTTTTTGCTGTACGCGGTGTCATAACTCTGGATGATATATTCAACTTGGGGGGTGTAATCATTTTCCCAAATCCTCCACCATTCACGCTTTAAAATCGCCCCCTCATCATTCGTGGGCTGCTGCTGATACATCGACTGCCACTTCTGCACCGACAAGGTGGCCCTGACCTTTTGTAACTCATCAAGGCTCCAGTAACTCGGCCAAAGGGGCTTCTCCTCCTCCGTGTTCTCATTCAATATCGCCGGGAACTCCAAAATCTCCCACTGATCCGACTTGGGCTCGGCCTGCGCTTTGAGCAAACGCGCCGTCAAATCTTTCATGCCCCATCGGGTCATGACCACCACTACAGCCCCTCCGGGCTGCAATCGCGACCTCGGCCCCGATGTGTACCACTCCCAAGCGTTGTCAAGCGACAACTCCGACAAAGCATCCTGCTCCGAATGCGGATCGTCAATAATCAAAAGATCCGCCCCACGCCCCGTCATTGCACCACCAACCCCCACAGCATAGTATTCCCCGCCCCCATTCGTATCCCACCTGCCAGCTGCCTTTGAATCAGGCTTCAAACTCACCGCCGGAAACAACTCCTTATACGTCTCCTGATCCATCAGGTTCCTAACCTTACGGCCAAAACGCACCGCTAACTCCCCATTGTGCGTCGCTTGAATGATCTTGGACCGAGGCTCATGGCCCATGGCAAACGCAGGCAAAAGGTAGCTAGCAAATTCCGACTTGGTGTGTCGAGGCGCCATGTTGATAATCAACCGCTTTAACTCGCCCCTGACAATCCGGTCAAAAGCATTCGCCATCTTTTGATGATGCGCACTAAATATCGCCTCGGGCCAGACATAACGGGCGAAATCTATGAAAGAAGCCTTGGCCTTGTCCCGAGCCTCAAGGATCCTGAGCCGTAGCTCAAGCTTCAAGCGTTCTGCTTCAAGGTCCGGGGGTAGGGCCATAGGTTTTGGAATTTGCAAAAAATTTTCAGGGAAATCGGTTTAAAAAACAAGGGGGTGGGTTTCCTGGAAGTGAAAAGTATACGCTTATCTTGGTTTTGTTTCGAGGGCTCATTGATTCTGCGAAACCGGGCCAAGGTCGGCGTCCGCTACGACGTCGGGCCATTTGTGCCGGATTCTAGAACCTAGAGCGTTCTACGCTCTAGAATCGATACCGGGACTCGCCCCGGGGGACGGGGCCCAGGAGCCGGGGACCATGCGAGCCGAGCCGGGGCCCGGGGCCAACGGGACGGGAGCCGGGGCCATGGCCCGGGGCCCGGGGAGCCCGGGCAACGGGGGGCGGATAACGGGGAAAAGGAGGGGTTACAAGGCCCGAGAATCACGGGCCAAGTTTGAGAATCGATCAATATCGGGGTTTTGATCGAAAAAACCGATCTACTTATAGGGGGCGGAAAAAATACAACAAAAAACCCCGGACAATGCCGGGGCCTATGGTGGGGTTAAACCGAGGGCCTATTGGCTCACGGCTCCCGCATGCTCAAGCATGGCCTGAGCCGTTGCGATCGCGTCCGATTGATCCTCAGTAAAGTACAAGCCGAGCAATTGCCCTTGAGAGCCCGTGAGCCGGACGCGGTATTCTGACAAATCGGGATCATATGAAACGCGGATCCGGGCCAAGCCAGGGACATTGGACGTGTAAACCGTGGTAATCATTGCCCGGTCCCCCGTGATAAGCCGCACGGCTCAGGGTTAACAGCAAAAACATAGCCTTTATTATCGGGAGCATTGCCACAAAGCATAAGCCTGAGCATGCCAGCACTAACGGGGGCGGCATGCTTATCAATCAAAGCCTGAGCCGCTAAAGCATGCCGGGACTCACAATCAAGGGCATGGTCGAAACCGATTGAAACTTTCCATGTGGTTTGATTGTCGCGCCTACACGTTGCACTGATACGGGCTCCCCGTGTAACTGTCGGACCGTGATATCGGGTGAAAATTGCCATTGCCATTGCAGTATCCCTTTCTGTTAGTCCGAGCCGATATTGCTCGGGTGAAACAATTTTAGTTTGAAATTGCAAAACCATGCAAGCAATAAAAAAACCCCGGCATTGCCGGGGCTCGGGCTCGGGCTCGGACCTATTAAGCCGGGACGGGCTCGGGCTCGGACGCGAAATCAGCCGTGAGCATTTCAACGGCTCGGGCCTTTAATGCTCCCCCGGTCCCAAACCATGCGGATTCAATGCGGGTATTGTTTGAACGTCCCCGGCTATGGTCCACCATTTCAGTAACAGCGTTAAGCATGCCCCATCGGGTACCCGTTACCCCGGGGATATCCGAGCCAATAGCCGAGCCATTGAAAAGCCGCATGATTTCCCTATAGCCTTTCGTTTCGTCGATCGGTTTTTTGCTTGTTTGGTACGGCTCAAGCAATTGCCGCACAAATTGATCGGCTTCCAATGCTCCCATTGGGACCGTTGCAAGCATGCGGGAGTCTATTAAAAACTTTTCCCATGCTCCCGCGACAATGCCCAACTGAAGCCGGACGGCTTGCGGATCAAACTTTTCTGAATGCAAAACCCGAACGGCTGATTTGAGATATCCCTTATCGGTTTCGGTTTCACCCTTAATAACGCGTCCCCCGGTATATCCACCTACTGCCGCTGTGATGGTGTTATTACATACCACGCGGATTGCTGTAAACTTTGCAACGGTTGCCATGGTCCCATCATAGGACGTGCCAAGCAATAAATAGGGCCTTACTAGGTCCCCATCAATCACGGGAGCCCCATCGGATACCCGAGCAAGTGCCCAAACCCTTTTTCCGTCCGACAATGCCCCGGCAGTCTCTAGTTCAAAACCCCCGATATCCGTCAGCGTCCGGAAAAACTCCATAATCTCCCCCGGCTGTACCACGTTATAGCTTTTGCTCACAACGGCTAACGGGGCCCCGTTATCGCTACGATGCAAAACTTTACGGTCAGCCCAAACTTGGTGGCCCGTAACTGCCGGGGTTACGTATTCCACGGCTGACTCAAGCACGGTATAACCGAGCCCGGCTTGTTGCGTCCAAGTTTCAATGCTCGCCCCCGGGGTTAAAGCATGACCTAAGCCGTGCCACGGCTCGGATCCAACATAAGCCATTGCCGCACGTCCCGTTGATAAGTCAATCATATGAGCCATTTCAGTATTCCTTTCTGGTTTGGACCGAGCCCCATCGGCTCGGCTTGCGACAATTATAGGCTGAAATTATTTTACTTTGCAAGTCCTAGGTCTCCGGCAATGTGATGGCGCAATTTTGAACCCGAGGGCAATTGCTTAGCAAAGGCCACAATGGCCTTTGCATCGTCCGGCTTGCCAGTTTTTCTTGTCGCATGCCATTGGATCGCAACATGCCCGTTAGCGGCATAACATCCGCCCCCATCGTCCAATCCTACTTTGGCCTTACCCGTACCGTGAGCCACAAAGACAATTACATAATCCCGATCGGGACGGGCACATAAGGGCATGCCGTTGCCACAATCGTTGCAAGTAAAATTGTCGGACAATTCAGCCGGACAACGGACGAAACGCGTCCCATCAACGTTCAAAGGCCATCGCTCGGCCGTATCAACGGGAGCCGCAAAAACTGCCGGGACGCCTAAACTCACGGCATGCTTTGCTTCAGCAATAGAATCGCATGATGCGTTAAAAACCGATTGCCCGGGCTCCCATCGGGGCAAGCTTTCGGCGGGAAAATGCGAGTAAAGCCAAGCAATGCCGTTATCGGGTACGGCATGCTTTACGGCTTCCATATATTCAGCATCAATCAAATCACCCCCATGTTCGGCTTTCGGATTGAGCGCGCAAGTTTTCGGACATGTTGCGAAAGTCTCATGCTCCCCGGCTCGATAAGTTACGGCAATCGGTCCGGTTTTGCCATTGCTTGATTTTGCTACAGTTTTCAACATGATTGGATCCCTTTCTGACTTTCTGAATTGCTGAAAAATTTTTCAGTCTCATAAGTATACACTTTTCACGGGACCGTGCAAGCAATAAAAAACCCCGGGGATTAGCCGGGGCCTATTTTTTCAGGCTTTGCTTTGAAGCTTTGCAACGGGGGCAATTTTCGGGGTTTCATCGACGTTTTCGGTCCCCGGCTAAGGCCCTCAAAATGCTCATGATGGCAAAGTTTTTAAGCAATTGCTTAACTAGGTCCCATTTGCTCATGATGAAAAACGCCCTAGGCCTGGGATTCGATAGGCAAGCGGCGCGCCGGTCCAATCCTTTGCTCTGTTAGCCTTAAGCTCATTACAACACAAGCATGCACCGCACCCACAAATGCGTCCTACCGCTATGCGCTCCTGGCGCAGATACTCTTCACGTGAATCTTGGTCTTTCTTGCGCTCGGTATCGTTCATCGCTCTTTCTCCTTTCTGATTAGCGAAGGTTTAATCATACACTTTTCAAAAACTCATGCAACCCCGACGCGTCCTTTAACGTCCAATGTATCCAGGCCTTAACCGTGATCCCTTTCTGAGCGACCTCGACTATCTGCGCCGCCTTATAGGCAAAAACAGTGCTGTTCGCCGATCTGAATACCTCCTTAGGCCAATGTTGGACCAACAGGTAAACAGGGGCCCCGAGCCGAGCCGCGCGATCCGCAAAAGCCACTTGATGGGGCGAAAGCCTCACCTTTACCCCTTCCCGTACAACCTTCAGTTCAACCAGGGCTATCTTCCCCCGCTCCATGATCAGCAGGTCTGGCATCCCCAACGGCTGCTTGGCTTCGATCCTTAGCCAGCCTGCGGAGGACTCCGGGGATAGGTGTATGCGAAGTCCTTTGTATAAGTCCTTTTCTAACTTTCTCTGCACCATTCATCTCCTCGATCCACGTTGCTTGGGCCTCGATTGTTTTCTCACGCTCCCCATACAGGGTATGGAGCTCCTGAAGCTTCTTCAAAACCTCTTCCTTGCTCATCGAGTCGATCGTGCCAACCCGAATCTCTTTACGCTCCACATAGATCGTCCCAAGAGCCTGCCCTCGCCGATATTCAGCAGCGACTGCCGCTGAATACGCTCCCGCTGCCAGTGCTTGATCCCTGATCCGTTGCATGTCACGCATGTGCCGCTCAAACGTGGTCCCGTGCTTAGTTGCCAATTCCGTTCGCAACTCCTGGATCGCGGCCACAATGTGGGGCGACTTGTGCGGATCAGTCAGTCTCCTGCCCCAATACTCCAGATTGGTCTCTTTATACCCCGCACGGCGAGCCGCCTCTTTCAAAGTCACTTCACCGTCGCCGGTCACGAACTCCTTTACAAAGGTCCACTCTTGCTTAGTCAGAACCTTTTTCTTGATCTTCTCCGGCATCGGCGTCGTGATCCGTGATTCAACGACCTCGGGCCGCATCGCAGGAATCTGATCCAAAAGCGGCTGCTGCTTCGCAATCCCTAACGGCGGCGCAACCTCCCCCGAATCAATCCCAACCGAAACCCCAGCACCAACCCCCGAACCACCCGAATCAACACCGCCCTCTACATGATCCTTCTGCATACCCATTCTCCATCTTCACGTTGCCTGACCCAAAACTTCCTTCCCGCATGCCGACTGTAAAACGATTGCAGCGCGGATCGTACCCCGTGGGCCTCGGTCCGTGAATAAACAATAAAAAAATCCCCCACAAGCATCTTTTTAAACGGGTATTTTGCCCTCCCAGAAGTCGCTCTTCTGCCCAATCCCCAATCCCGAGGCGTGATCCCCGGCAACCGAACCTCTTCATCCCTCGCTTTACTCACCGTTTATCCTCTCTTTCTAGCCGTTCACTCCAACACATTACGTCCATCCCGTTTTTCTTTAGTCTAGTAAACTTTTCATTTTTTCATTTTTCATTTTTTTTTTTCAGTCAAAAGTAATGTCATATGACGTAATGTTGCTAAACACCCTGTAAATAAAGGCTTCCCAGTACGACACTACACATTACGTATATTTATAAACGACGTAAGGTAAACGTTTAACGTAATGTTCGTTTATCTTACTCTTATAGATACACTAATGCAATACCCATTACCGTAATGAAAAAAGTACTGTCATATAGGAACCCAATAACTACGGTACTTCTTACAGCATTACGCTTATGACACTACTTTATTTAATTCAAAAAAAAAAAATTTCAAACACAGAAAGTTTACCTAATAGGCCTTTCAAAGTAAGCTTTTTTGCCCTCCCCTCATCCCACTCTTTTTTAAAGTGAACTTCCTGCTTTTCCCCGCCCTTTAAGTACATACTTCCATTACGCCCCAAAAGTATGTCTATTGACCGCTCATCCTTCTTTTTCCACCGTTCGCCCTCCTCCGTAATCCCTGGGCCGTGGTCCTTGGTCCTTGAGCCTTGAAAAACCCCCTTTGAACCATGAAAAAAGCCCCGTGAACTTCTCCACGGGGCCTAAAAAGCGAGAGTTAGCCTCTTGCCTCAATGCACTGCCAATCTCCTGTGCCGTTCGCTGACTGCTCTAAGCAGCACGCAGCTCACTTTTTCCCCAAAGGTCACCTCCCGGATCTCTTCCAGTTCTTCTTCAGAGATCGGTGGCCCGAGGAAGACCAGTTTCTTGCCTCCGGCGAGGTGGATATAGACCACCTGGATCACCTCTCCTACATTCAGCATCGCTGCCACTTCTGGACTCAGCTGCATTGCCTCATTCCATTCCATCACAACCCCCTTTAAACGCGTTAAAAAGGGCCTTAGAGGCCCTCTTGTACCTTCCTTGTATCCTACTGCCCCCTCAGGCCCTCAGGCCCATGTTAAACGGATCATGGAACTTAAACGTAATTCTGTCTATCTTTTCAGGTTTAGGTTTCAAGTCCACAGCGCTATAGGCATACGCCGCCCCTATTTTCTTTGAGATTGCTGATCGTCGTTGAATCCTCTTACGGGTGATCTTGCCTTCATCGAGCAGCGGGTCAAGTGAGTTTTTGATTGAGCGTGGGGTCATCTTCAGCTTGTCTGCCAGCTCTTTGAGCGTGATCGGTGTGGCCCGACCCTGTATGTACTTAAGACACGCTTCGCCTCTGTTGATACGAGCTTGTTTTTGTAACTGTGCTGCACTCATTGCCATAATATGTATGTCCTTGACTTGTTAAATATATGTGTTATAAGCCGCGTGTCTCTACAAATGTTGGAGCGGTCATGCCTAAGCAAATAGTCACTGATGAGGACTTTATCGCAGCGTGGAATGAGCTAGGTTCTGCAACCCTTGTGTCTCGAAAACTCGGCCTGACCGAACGCACTGTCATGCACCGGCGCAGCTTAATTGAATCAAAACTAAACATAAGCTTGCACGCTCATAATGACCAGCGGTTCAACCGACACATTATGCATTCAGAGAACAAGATCCGTTCTATTGCAGATGTTAAAGGGGCCGTTGTTGTGTTTTCTGATGCACACTTCATGCCCAACGAAACCTCCACTGCTTTCAATGCTCTGATTAAAGTTATAAAAAAGGTAAGACCACAGATCGTGATTGCGAATGGTGACATTTTAGATGGCGGTCAGATAAGTAAATACGGGCCGGAAGGCTGGCAAGCTAAGCCCACCTTGAAACAAGAGTTGGAAAGTGTCCAATGGCACATGGATCAAATCCATAAAGCTTGCAAGGGGCTTGGAACAATACTTCATAGAACAATTGGTAACCATGATATAAGATTTGATAAAAGGTTGGCGGGTGTTGTTCCTGAATACCGCGACATCAGCGGCACTAAACTATCAGACCACATACCCGAATGGACGGTAAGCTGGTCAGTCATGGTTAACAACAATACCATGATAAAACATAGAATGCAGCATTCTGGAATTCATAGCGGTTACAACAATGTTTTGAAGTCGGGCATAAGTTCTGTAACGGGTCATACGCATTTGTTAGAAGTAAGGCCGTGGGGCGACTATAGAGGACGTAGATACGGCGTATCTACAGGGATGCTTGCTGATCCAAAGAGTCAGGCATTTGACTATACCGAGGACAATCCTTTGCCCTGGTGTAGTGGATTTGCAATCCTTTCATATCATAATGACGGTCGATTGCTTCCACCTGAGTTGTGTGAGGTAATCGAAGGGACGGCCTATTTTCGTGGTGCTGCAATCTGAAAGGATGAATCATGAATGAGATCTTTGTAAGCGTCGATTTGACCGAATTTGAATATGATGAGCTGCTTGAGTGGCTTGGTGAGCAGGAAATTTCTTCCGGTTTGAGCGATCTGTACAACAAACTGCTGGCGGCTGTTGAAGCACGTGATGCAGATGAAGAGGTAGAAGACGAAGAGTAAGGCAATTGCATTACTTCAAAGTCAGGCCCCCCGACTAACCCTCGGGGGGTTTTTCTTTTCCAAGTACCTTGACAAAAACCTGTTGAATAAACACTACGACCGCACCGATTGCCATTACTGGCAATACAAACAGCAATAGCAATCCAACTGCTAAACAACTATCAAGAAATCCACCAATTCGCTCAAACATAACCAACTTTATTTGGGTTCCTGTTTTGGCATTTCCATCTCGTCAGATATGCCTACCCATCCACGCTTTTTAGCCTCTTCGTATGCCTGCATTCCCCGTTCTCCTATGCCTACGCCGGTCTGTGTAAGTGTAAAGTGGCCGTAACAAACCCGCGCCACCGGCTCCTGCTTCTCTGCTTGCTCACGAATCTGCCAATCAAGTTCTGTCAGCAGGTCTGCCGTGGAGTCTCCGTGGCCCGTGGCGTAACCACGCCCCATCATCCACCGGGCCACCTTCTCACGCTCGGCTGCGGCAACAAGGGCGGCAAAGCGTTCAAGTTCTTTCAGATACAACACGCGCCCGGTGTCGTACTCGTACGGCAATTTAGCCTTTTTCGCCATCTTGATAATGTCGTCTCGTGTCATTGCTCACCCCTTGCCTTTTCCACTTTCTTCAACAGCTTGAGAACAGCTTTGGCCGTTGTCGGCCCAAAAGTGCCTTCAAGCCACCCTTTGTACGCACTGGCTTCGGTCTTGTACCCAACAAAGAAGCAATTAGGATGGTCAACCGTATGCCATTGGTACTGGCCGCCCCATCCTCGCGGGTCTTCGTTCATGCTGACCACACAGCCAGCTTGCTTCGCGAATTGTTCGAGTGTCATGTGTTCTTCTCCTTTAATTGATAGTCTTTGAAAACCACCCCTTTGCTTGCGTCTCCCTTCCAGCATTCGCTTACCCATCCACGCTTTCCTGATTTATAGGTGCGCCAATGTCCACGAACCTGATGTCGGCGTGGCGTTGCGTGTGTGCCACCTTGTGGGTCATTTTTTTGTTTTGGCGGCTCTACCATCACGGTATGCCAATCAAATGTCAATGCAGGCTTGCCTTTGGACTGCCTTTTCTGATTTATGAAAGTTCGCCGTGGCGTTGGTCTGTACCCTTCGGTCTTCATAGCCAACTTAATCATCACGGCAAGGACCATGCGATGCACTGGCTTGATGTCCTCCAATGTAATCTCTTCGCCTTTGCGGTAAATCTTGAACCCATTACCGTCCAGCATGTATGCGAACGGTGGAAAGTATTTCCCGCCGTGCCACATCGAACAGCCACCAACAGTGACTGATCCATCGCCCTGCAAAAGCCACATTGCAAAGTCTTTGCCTTGCGTATCCAAACCAACGATGCCTGTGCGTTTTGATGGCAGATGCATCAAAAACTCGGCAGGAACCTTTCTGGCTTGCGTGGCTTCCATTTGACCAACATCAAACCAAAGTGCTGTTTCTGGTTCCGGCGCAAACTTGACGGCTTTGCGAACTAAAGGGGTCATGTGTTCTTCTCCTTCAGCTTGGCTTCGATTGCACGGGCAAACTCTCGAATACCACTCTCGCTCAACGACAGGCGACTCCCACTACCCCAAATCTCCTCATCAGTCAGCCCAACCCATTCTCTCGGTGCGCGGTACAGGGCCATGCCAGCAGGCAAAACAACAGCGGGGTCGGTTGGTTGTATGACGCAATAACCGCCATAAAACCCCGATACATATCCCACAGGTTTTTGTTCTGGTGTGTTGGCTCGCGCTTGCGCCTCGTCCCAAGACTTTTCAAGCCAATCCTTCCATTCATCTCTCGTCATTGGTTTGTTTTTCGGCGGTTCCCAACTCTCACACTCACAGACGTAGCGGTCAGCGTTGTGCGAGGCGTTGCGGTCAAATCCGTGCGGCGCGTCGGGGTGCGGGTTGCACTTCACGCTTGATCGTTCGTCTGTGTTTTCCATACATCATTCTCCTTAATCCGTTCATGGACCTTAACTTCTCTTTTGCCTACCAATCTCGCAATCTCACGGTCGATGTACCATCTTGCTTTGCGCAAGTCCTCAACCTCTTTACCTTTCAACGAAGCTCTCCAAATGTATTTCACAGCGTTGCCAAGGTTAAAGCACATGTGCTCTGTTATTTCAATACACTCCACACCACTTGGGTGTGAGGTGTAATGTCTAGGGTTGTTTACTGAGTCGCTCATGCTTAGGTCACTTCCTCTGTCCAGCTCCGTGGCCAAAGATGCTCGGTCCTTTTTTCGGCATTCAATTCCACAAGCTGCGTGGTGGTGTAGACGTACTCAAAGCCTGGGCTTACCCAGGTGTGCTTCTTTGAGTAATGCGGTAAGAACATGACCCCATCGAGGTCAAAAACAGGCTGTGGCACGGTCAAAGCCATTGCGCTTGGCTTAAGCATTGTTTTGCTCCGATAAGAGGACGTAGGCGTGCTTCATGCGCTCGGCAATGCGATCCAGGTCTAGATCGGCAATGCGTTGACGCTCAGCCAAGACCTTGGGGTCCTTCCAAGGCGGCAGTTGACCTAAGCGTTCCCACTCAAGAATAAACGTTCCTAAAACGTTGGTTGCTTCAGCATTTGTTTTGACTTTCACTGCATTTCTCCTTTCTAATTAAAACGGTGCTGGCTCCATGTTTTCCAGCTCTTTGACTTTATCACGCTTTCTTTGTTTTTTAACCCAGGCAATGATCTTTTTTTGTTCCTCGGGCGTCCTGAACGGCCACTTCATTTGTTCAGGACTGAGGGGGAAATCATCAATCCCCTTTTTCTTTTCTGTATGCATTGTATTCCCTCAATAGTTTGTCGTGCATGGCTTGGAGCTTGTGCAGCCGGTCATCTACCTCGGCCCAACGCAGCTTCCAAGTTCTGGCAGCTTCGATGTGGTTAACGGCGTACATGATTGTGCGGGCATCTTCCCTGTCTTCCATGTACTCAGCCATCAGCCGTAGTCGATCAGTTAGATGTTGCACGATATTCCTCCTTATAAACTTCTTTGACGTTGTCTCTGAATTTCTCAACAACGTCGTGGAAATTGTTCAGCCTGCGTTCTGTCTTGAAGTGTCCAAGCCTATCGGCCATGACAAGAGCAAACATCGCTGCTGCTTTGAGTCTTAGGCACTCATCCTCCTTCAGTAATCTATCAATGATCCTAGCAACTTCAAACGACTTCTGAAGCGTGAAGTTGTGGGCATCGTCATCCAGGTGATCCGGGTCCATCGTCATTTCTCCTTTCTGGGGGGTTAGTCAATGAGTACTTCGATAAGTTCAATAGGTACTGGTTGTGTGCTGTTTCCATCTCCTGCCGTAACCGATCCCGGCAATTCTTGTAGTACAGCAGATTTGCGAGCAGGCTTTCTTGGGTTAGTTTTTCGGTGTTCAAGGATCTCATCCTCCAGGTTGATGATGGTGCCTTCGTCCAAAGCATGGAGGATGTTGACGCGTGAACGCTTTTTGCGAAGCGCTTCTGGCCCGTGGTCCAAGTCCAGCCAGACGTGGGTAATGTCTATTTGTTCTGGTAAGCCAATCAAGGACCGTGGTTCAAGGACCTCGTAGAACACACAGACATCAACTGCTGGGAGCGTTAGATACAAACCGCTGCGCATAAACTTTCTCCATTTCTAAGGCTTTCTCGGGGTCAATCGTGTTAAGTGTACGTATAAATTCAGCATAGATCAAGCGCTGAACGATAGAAGTTCGTGTTGTTTGATGAAAATCTGACATCTCCGAGAGCATAGAGTAGATGTCCAACGGCAGGGTGACGGTATTCCAAGGTTTGTTTTGCCTACGCGAGGGGGAGTCTTTTTTGCTTTTGATCCGATACCAGACGCGAGGACGACCTTTTTTAGATTTTTTGCGCATGTTAGCTCCCAAAAAAAGGGCCCGTGGAGCACGGGCCAAATAGCGTTGGGAAACGCTCAAGGAGACTTACACGAACAGCCCTCATCATACCGCTTCTCCCCAGGAAGGTCCAGTCTCTACATCGACAATTGAGGGGACTGCCAGATCAACGGCGGTTGCCATGACGTGGGCGGCTTCTCTTGCCTCATCGACTGAGTTAACGGATAGTGCAATTTCATCATGGACTTGTAAAAGCAGCGTAAAGCCTGCTTGATCGAGTTTGATTAGGGCACGTTTG